AATTTCTTTTAACGAAGCAACTTTCTATCCTGATGGAACTTTAAAAATAGATAAATATATAGTAGAACATACAGGAGAAATTGTAGACACGTTAGACGAAGCTAAAAAAATGACTAGAGAAGCTATTTATAATATGAACAGTTTAGCTGACATAAGTGCTAAACATATGAACATGCTTTCAGAAAAACTAGTTAAAAGCAATGGTCGCATAGTTGAAGTTGCTTTGGGTAATGGTGATTACAAAATTTTTGCAACAGAATACGACGGCGTTTATACTGGTTTTGTTAGAGATGAAACAGCATTTCAACGGATAGGTAAAAACGTAGAAGCAAATTCTCTAAAAGAACTACAACAAAAATTACAAGATGTATTGATAAGTCCTAAAACAGGCGAACGACTTTATCGTGAGTTGTCTAAAAAGTTTGAACCTACTGACAAAGCCACAAGAAATTTAATTACTGACGTAGAAGCAGAACAAATTGGTCAGGTTAAAGCATCTATTGCTCTAGCTGAACAAGGTGTTGTGGGTAATGTACATAATGCTCAAGGTGGAACTGAAAAAAAGTTTCGCAACTACGTTGTGTTTGATGACAGTAAAACCACACAAAACTTGGTTACCTTAGCTTCTAAAGCAGAACCTAAAGATACTGTAACAACAAGCTTAAAAGATGAGCTTGCTACTAAAACATCTGAGCCTGTAGCTAAAGCATTTGAAAAAGTTGATCCCCGTTCTGTTCCTAATGAAGAAGAGATGATCAAACATGCTACAGACATACACGAACGTTTTGGTGAAGAAGAGGCTGTTAAGTTCTTTGAAGACTACCAAAAAGATTTAAAAGAACGATCTATCCCTGTTCCTAATAACAAGGAACAGTTGGAAGATGCTTTTCACAAAGTAAGTACCTTTGCAACTAAAGATCGGTCTGAGCACACTGTTGGCTACAACAAAACTTCTATTGGTGATTTAGGTGAAAGACCTTCTATTCTTAATCCTATAGAACGTAGTAAGTGGGACAAAGAAGCTGCTAGACGTTTGAAAGAAATGAATGAACTTCGTGAAGCTGCTTTTTTAGTTCGTGAAAATGGTGGCAAAGTTAGTGGTGAACTTGGTAAAGTTTTAGATGCTATTGATGCCGAGAACATAGCTTTAGTTCGTAAGATTAAAGCTATGGGTGGAGATGTTGGTGAAGAGTTTGTCACTGGTCAATCACGTATTCGTATGTTTAGCGAAAAAGAAAAACCAGGTTGGAAAGAAACTCTTGAAGAGTTTTTCTCTAACAAGATGTCTTTTGGAGACAAGGTTGCTGACCAAGTTAACTCTGCTATTGAACGTAAGGTGTACCAAACTGATGATGGTCGTGTCATTGAGTTCCATAGGCAACCTAAAGATGTCACCACACCCAAAGGTGAAATCAAACAAGGTACACAAATCTTTGAGTGGAAAAACAAACAAAAACGTTTAATAGGTTCTAGTGACGACATAAATTTTAAACGTGGTGATAAATTTACTGTTAACGGTAAAGAACTAACTGTTGTTGATGGCAAGGTTCCTGAGATTGAAAAACATTCTACGTATAAATACTGGCATGATGCTGAAGCGTCTGCTCGTATAGCTAACATGGGTTTACGTAAGATGGCTCGTGAGCTAGAGCTAATGAACAACCTTAAACAATCTGAGTTGTTTAAACAGATTGCTCATGGACCAGACCAAGACATTAAAGATCTTCCTAAACACTATGTTCAACCTGAAAACATAGGTCTTATACCTCAATTAGATGGATGGAAGTTTGATCCTAAGACTGCTGCAATTATTAATGATTTTGCTAAGGTTTGGGACAACACTATGTGGATGAAGGCTACTAATGCCCTTGTCAAAAACATGATGTTAAATCCTGTACCTCACATGTTTAATGAGGTAATGCACCTTTGGAATGCTCGTGGGTTTACTGGTTGGGTTGACCCTCGTCAACTAGGTACGTTTGCTGATACAGCTAGAGTTGCTTGGAGAGATGTAGGTAATCAAACTCAATTTTACCGAGACATTATGCGTGAAGGTGGTTCTGTTCTTGGTGCTGATCCTAGGAACAATAAATACTTTCAAGCTATCCAAAAAGAAGCTCAAAAACAAATGTTTGAGACTCCTGAAATGCAAAGAAGCATGACACAGTTGGCTAAGAAGCTTGGCACTAGTGTTGGTGACTTGTACAACGGCATTTCTAATGCTTCTCAAAAAGCTATGTGGTTTACCCGTGATGTTATGTACGTGCAATACATCCGTGAGATCATGACTAGGCAAGAAAAAAGCACTGGCGTTAAAATGGAATTGAAAGACGCTATTGCACAAGCTGAGAGACACATGCCTAACTATCGTATGCCTTCTGAGGTATTAAATAGTCGTAAGATTGCTCAAGTTCTTAAGAACCCTAACATTGATTTGTTTTCTAGGTATCATTACGGCATGGTCAAGTCTTTGGTAAATACTATCAAGGATGTTGATCCTCGCAATTTAAAAACACCAGAAGGTCGTGCTCACTTTAGAGAGGGTGTTGACTCTATGTTGGCTATTGGTGTAGCTATGGGTGTTATGTATCCGTTAATGGATAAGATGGCTGAAGCAGTGTTTGGTGAAGGTGCTGAGCAACGTAGAGCTGGTCCTTTTCACTTGCTTAAAGCAGGTTTGGATGTGTATGAAGGTAAAAAAGACCTTAGTGCTTTGATATGGCCTGTCTTTACTTTTAACCCTGTGTTGTTAACATTAGGTCAACTTGGTTTTAACAAAAAAATATTTACAGGCAAATCTATTTATCATCCAGACGATACTTTTGTAAATAAAGCTAGTGACGTTGGTGAGTATGTTGTAAAACAAGTGCCACAAGTATCTCCTATTATGTCTGCTGTTAGTGATGAAGAAGGTGGTACAACCAAACTTCTTGCTAGACAATTTGACATCAAAGCTAAAACTGAAAAAGAATTGGCTAGAGAAAAACGGGCTAAAGAACTTCAAGAAAAAGAAAAAAAAGGCCGTGACACTAAACGTGAAAAGAAAACTTACAACCCATGAAACTCTTAATCATTGACCAATTTGACTGTGGGTTTGCTATGGACTTGGCTATCAAGTCTAACGCTCATGGTCATGATGTACGTGTGTACATGCGTAACAACATGGACGGCACTCGTTGTGAAAACGGTGATGGCATGGAGCATTGTTTTAAGAAGGTTGCTAATTGGGAACCCAGTATGGACTGGGCTGATCTAATTTTTGTTACTGATAACAGCAGATACATCAATCAGCTAGAGCCATATCGCATCAAGGGCTACCCTATCTATGGCTGCAATGTAGAAGGTGCTCGTTGGGAACAGGATCGGGAGTACGGCTCAGCTATCTTTGAAAGAGCTGGCATCAAGACTATTCCTATGCAAAAGTTTAAGAAGTATGAAGATGCTATTGCTCTTGTTCTTAATAACAAAGAGAAGAGGTATGTGTCTAAGCCTGTTGGTGATGGTGAGAAGTCTTTAAGCTATTGCTCTAAGGATTGGCGTGACATGGTGTTCATGTTGAACAAATGGAAGAAGATGAACGCCTATGATGGTGAGTTTGTTCTTCAAGAGTTCCACGCTGGTTCTGAGATGGCTGTTGGTGGTTGGTTTGGTCTTGGTGGGTTCTCTAAATACTTCCTTGAGAACTGGGAGTTTAAAAAGCTAATGTCTGGTGACTACGGTCCTGCTACTGGTGAGCAGGGTACTGTAATGCGCTATACAGAAAACTCTTTGTTAGCTGACAAGGTTCTTAAGCCTCTAGAAGACTTTCTACATGGCATTGGTTACTCTGGTTACATTGATGTCAACTGCATCATTGATGACAAGGGTACTCCTTGGCCTTTAGAGTTCACTACCCGTCCTGGTTGGCCTCTGTTTCAGATCCAACAAGCTCTACATCTAGGTGACCCTATTCAATGGATGTTAGACAGCCTTGATGGTAAAGATACTTTAAAGGTGCGTAAAGACGTAGCTGTTGGTATTGTTGTGTCTCAACCTGATTACCCGTACAGCAACGTCAAAAAGAAAGAGAACACTGGTTATCCTATCTTTGATATGACCATCGAGGATGCTACTAAAAACATCCATTTGTCTGAAGTCAAGATGGGTATGGGACCTGGTAAAGATGGTAAGAACAATGAGCCTTGTTTGGTTACTTGTGGTTCTTATGTAATGACTGTCTCTGGTGTTGGTAAAACTGTTGAGGCTGCTAAAGAAGATTGCTACAAAACTTTTAAAAAGAAAGTAACCATGATTAACTCTTGCATGGTAAGAGATGACATTGGTGAGAAGTTAGAGAAGCTTCTTCCTGACATTCAGAAAAATGGTTACTGTAAAGATTTGGACTACTGCTGATGGCTATTAAAACAACTCCTATACCTCAAGACAAGATAGGCGAAAGCTTTGTTTGGAGAGAATGGTTTCAGAAGCTCAGTGACCGAGCTTTTGGTACAGCTTCAACTCTAGACATTCCTATTCAACCTCAGTATGGTGGTACAGGATTAACAACCTACAACACTGGAGACATTCTTTACAGTCCTTCTAGCAATCATCTAACTAGATTACCTGCTCCTAGTGCTACGTCTTTGTTGCAGATGACTGCTGCTGGTGTACCTAGTTGGACTACTGGTTACTCTACAACTGGTACAGATACTACATACGCCTACAGAACAAACAATTTATCTGATTTAGCCAGTGCTGCTACTGCAAGAACTAATTTAGGAGTAACAGCTACAGGATCAGACACTACTTATGCTTACAGAGCTAACAACCTTAGTGATCTTGCTTCTGCTAGTACAGCTAGAACTAATCTTGGTCTAGGTACTATGGCTACTCAAAACACTGGAATATCTGCCACAGTAGATTTAGCTAAGCTAACTATTGCAGGTACTAACGGTTCTCTTACAGTTGTTAATGGAATTATTACAGCATACACAGCTCCAACTTAATATGAACATATCTCACAGAGCACTTACTGCTATCCGTTCTAAAGGGTTTAGAGCTAAACCTTACCAAGATGGTAATGGAAATTTAATTGTTGGGTATGGGCACAAGGTTGTACCTGGTGATGGTGTTGCTGTTAAAGACATCATTAACACATTTAAAGCTTCAGAGTTGTTGGAATATGATGTGAAACAAATTGTTGGTAGTATTGGTGCTACTAGTAACATGACTCAAGAAGAGTTTGATGCTCTTGTAATTGCTAAGTACAGTAACAATGGACATTAAACAGTGTGGATCCAATCAGTCTTTGCTTGCTTGCAGCAGGTCTTGTCAAGAACATTCAGCAAGGGTGTGATCTTTACAAGCAAGCCAAAGAATCTTTTGTCCAAGTAAAGAAGACTGCGGATGAAGTAGTTGCAATTGGCAAAGAGGTGCAAGGGTTTTGGAGTAAGTTAGCAAAGTTTTTTAATTCACAACCAAAGGAAAATCATGTTAAACAATCTGTTGCAAAATCTAAAAAGCAAGCTTATGTTTCTGTGGATGAGACTCAAGTCAAAATTGACATCGTTCAAAACCTGACTGAGTTCTTTAAACTTCAAGAGCAATTAGCTGCTCACATTAGGGAAGAAGAAGAGAAGTCTAAGACTGTCTATGACCCTAATCAGAACCACATGGAGGCAGCTCTTAAACGAGTAATGGCTCAACAACAGATGGCTGATTTGGAAGTCCAGATCAGAGAGTGTATGGTGTATCAAAGTCCTCCAGAAATGGGGTCTTTATACAGCTCTGTACACAGTATGAGAGAAACAATTCAAGAGGAACAAGAACAGGCTAGGCTGGTTGAAGAAGCAAAGAATAGGTACAAGCTATGGCTACGAAGGGAAAACCAAAGAAACTTCCAAGCAAAGTCAGCGTACCTAGTAGGGACCTTGATCGTTATCGTATACCTGTGGGGATGGTTTCTTCTAGTAAGGAAACTAGGGAGGACATAGTGGGTTGGATTGCTGCTTGTGTTTTGATTGCTGTTTTACTTCCTTTGTTAGGGTTGTTGT